CACAAAATCAGCGTCCGATTCATTTAGTCTTTTTAGTTCGTCTTGTCTTATCTTGTGTCCCCAATTGGCAAAGCGTTCTTTGTTTTCGATGTAGGTAATGCGTTTGTCGTTAATCGTATCAATTAGCTCTTTTAAGCCCGTTGTGTTCGGACCGTCATGGATTAGCCTCAGTTCCCAATTTTGATGCGTCTGGCAAAGTAAAGAAGAAAGTATTTCGGGGTAGGTATTATAAACGGGGCAAATGAACAGTACTTTGTCTTTCGGATTCGTAATCGTCACGGTATTTGATTCGCTGCCTTTTGTTAATACTGTTACGTGTAACGCTTGTTTATGCTCTTCCCATCGGTTTAAATGAGCCCTATTTCCCGTGTCCCATAAAGGGGATAATCTTAGTTCATCAATCATCTCACAATCTAACCCCATTAACTCTATTTGCCTTAACAGGGTTTTATCACCACCTCTATGCTCAAAGAAATAACAATGCTCCTTATTGGTGATTTGATCGGGGAATTTAAGTTTTGATGCGGTTGCTTTAGTGATGCAAAATCCAGTCGTTCGAACGTGTCGAGGCGCTTTTTTCTCTTCGGCAATCTCCATGCATGTAATAGCTACATTGTTAGACAGCTTTGAAGTAAACCGACTAACAAAATCTTTTGCCATAGGAATCGTGTCGTCTGTAATCCAAAGCAGATTATCATAGTCGGGGAATTTGCCGTTAAGCCTGTTTTCACATACGTCTTTAAAGGCTCCTATGTCCATACCGATGTTTGGACGTGGAATGTATTTTATCTTGTGTGCTAAGCAAAGCTTTTCAAACTTCAGCTTATCTACTTTTTTATCGTGGTTGTGCACCACTACTAACTCCGCATAGGTTTGGTCGCATTGCTGCCAACATTCTAACCACCTTTTTAAATTCTCGTAACGATTGTAAACAATAATGCAGACGATTGTTTTCTTCATATGGTAAATATAACTTAAAGTTACAATAAATGCTTAATGTCGTTGTATGGATTCGGGCTACCGAGTCGGTACATGTGAAACAGGTAAATGCCTTGTGCTATTCCGATATTATAGCCTTTGGCCGCTGCATCGATGCAGAACTGAACATCAAACCGAAGGCTGTTTTCTTTAAACTTCACCTCATTAAACAAGGGTTTAGGAAAGAGCATGAACATACCGGCAATGCTTTGAGCGGGGACTATCTTCGTATTAAAGTTAAGCCACCTTTCTTCCGAGATGTCCATGTGGTACTTAATATCGGTGTTCTCTGAAAACAATCTGCCGTGCAACTGATGCGAGCTTCTCAACCGATTCGTCATGCAGCCGATCAATGAATAGCACCCTCTGTTTTCAATCAGTTCCGCTACCCGGGCCCCGAAATACGGACTTAAGGGCAAGGTGTCATGATCTCTGAGGCATATCCATGCATCATCGGGCAGTTCCTCAATTCTCGCGTTGTATTCTTTGCCGATGTTCTTGTCCAGGGCAAACGGAGTGATGTAGTGGATTTTAGTCATTGATAACTACTACTTCATTTGTTTTTGTATTTAAAATGTAGTACGGCCCTTGGACTCCTGTACTGAATTCTGTTGCAGCTTGTAATGCTTTATGAATTCTCTCAATAGGTGATAAATCAGTTCCTTCTGTGCTAAACAACGATCCTAATGCATAATTATCTCCACATCCTACTGAATTGTAATTCTTAGCTGACTCTCCTACTTGAAAATCAGATTCTATTTCATAGAGTTTATTTTTATACCCTAAAAGAAATACACCCCCATCCTTTTGCCCTTCATGGGTCTTCCCATATCCTCCGTCATTAAATAATTTGTGTACATTAGGAATAAACTTATTGACTAAGTATTCGTGATCTAAATCTCTTTCCAATACATCGCGTTTATCAATTAAACCTGTTGCATACATTAACAGTTGACCCATCCGATAAGATGAAGTATATCCTATTACTGCGTTTTGAATGTCTTTCATGTGAAAGACCTTTCTATCGTTTCTAACTATTTTACTATACCCATTTGATCCTAATGAGTCAGCCCCGATGTATGTAACATCTTTATCTATTAAACCTACTATGCACGTCATACTACTTTATACGAAAAACTTAACTAAAAGTTACAAAAAAGCCCTGCATTTCTGCAAGGCCTGTATTTAATTGAACCTTAAAAACTAGGTCGTTACCGTTAAGTCCACGTCCGAAGCCGCGCCTGTTAACAGGATGTTTAGTTCTTCTTGGCACTCCAAACGAGCAGTGATCAAGTTCTTCTCAAAGTTGTCTTTGTTCTGATCTGAGAAACGAAGATTCATTCCTACTACTTCTACTCGTTCTACATAATCCGCATCAAAGATCAAGGCTTTGCCAGTAGTTGCCCACGAAGCACGAATCACCGGCACGCCGTCAATTTCTACCAGTCGCGTTACCGGATTATATCCAAAGATAAACGGAGTCGAATAATCAACAGGCTTAGTCAGCGCCAAAGTCGCAAACGTGGCGTTGTTCATCACGATGTAGGAAGGCATAAAATCCGTGTCACGGAACTTCATCAACACGTCAGTCAACTGTTCTACCGCTACCGTATAGGCAGTCGTATTTGGCCCAGTAGCCGCTGCTAACAAGGTATCGTAGAAGTAATCGTTCTCTTTCTTGAAGAAGTCACGTTGCAGCATTCTGTTTAAGCCTGTTTGCAACCATGGCAAATTCGTCATCATCTGACGTGAGAAATCTACCGTACCTGCTAAGAAGTTGTTTACCAATTTCACCTCTGTGAAGTCGTAATCCAACTGTGATTTTTTAGCGCCTTCAGTCGTTTGCCAGTCGAACGCTCCTTCTGATCCGGTTTCACGGTACGTCACGTACAAACCGGTACTCGATTGCACGGTAGGGATTAAATCTCTAAAGTTGATCGCTTGTGAAGGAATGATGCCTTGACGGGTGTTGTAGGTCGCTACCGGATCGCCTGTTAAATTAGTGGCAGTCGTCATCGTGCCCACTACCTTGATCGTGTAGTCGTCGCCTCTGCGAATCTTCGAAATATCGTCTGCTTTTTCCTCGATCGCTTCCGAAATGGCCTGACCGATCGACTTCATCTCTGCTTTTTTGGCCTTGTGGCTTTCCTTGATGCGGATGTCCAGCCCGTCGATGTGATCCTGTGAGGCTTTTAACTGAATCTCAAACTCTGCTTTTAACTTCTCGTTGGATTCTTTTACCGCGTCGCTGATCAGGGTTTTGGTTTTGCCCTCAAAAGACTCGATTGCTGATTTAATTTCGGAGGTCGTTTTGCCCTCTAAACTTGATTTAAGGCTTTTTAATTCTTGTTCTAAATTATCCATTTTAATTTACTGTTCATGAGTTACGAAAGTTTTTCATTAACTCTATGTGGTCGATCGGCTCATTAACTGCCGGAGTGCTGATTGGCGGCTCTGCGTTGTCGGGTGATTGTTTCCCTAATTCAAAAGAATGTTTTTGCAATTGCTTCAAGGCAATTTCCAGTTGAATAAACGTGTCGTCTGTTAAACTGCCGTTTCTAATTAATTTAACAATTGCGTTGATTTGGTCGCTGGTCTGCTCAAAGGTTAAAGATTTAAACCCAGTGAACGGCGTGTTCGGATTTGCTCCGAGCGTCACGTTTGAGCCTTCAAAGAGTTTAATCTCTTTGATGTGGCGCGTAAAGCTGCCGTCCTGATAGCTGCCTGAATCTTCGGATTTGATCGTTTGAAACCCGATACTGTGCTGAATGACGATGCCTGCATCATATAAAATGATCGCATCTTTCCCATACGAGGTAGGGGCTACAGTGGATTCGAAATAGATCCCTTTGGGCTGATCTTCCAAAACACTTGGTTTGCCGTGCGGCTGCGACCATTCGTGCTGATTCAGAAAGAAGATTTCATTCGATCCCATCGGGCCGCGCTCCTGAATAGTTTTACGGGCCGCTCCCATCTCAATGATATCTCTATCGTAATCTTTATTGCCGTAAGAAGCCCACCAACCGGATACGGTCATGGATTTCATGTCCACGTCTTTCACCTCGGCGGTGATGGTTTTGTATTCTAACAGTCCTTTCATCTCTTGTAAAAATAAACTATTAATT